GGTTTCTCCAACTGCGTTAAAAATTTAAGTTAAAGGGGTATCGAGATTGAAAAAGCAGGCATGGAAGAACAGAATACGGAAATCCTGCCAAGCTGCAGAGACATATCGGCCCTTTTTTGAGGACGTGATCGATACGCTTGCGGGCATTTTGGAGCGCAGAGACAAGGCACAGGAAGCGTTTGATGCAAATGGTGGGGATGTCATTGTTGAACATACAAACAAGGGCGGAGCTACCAACTACGAACAGAATCCGGCCCTGCGTCTTATCAATGATCTGGAACGGGATGCACTGGCGTATTGGAGAGATCTGGGACTTACTCCGGCGGGCCTGAAGCGGATCAATGAAGAAGGATTGACGAAGAAAAAGAAGAGCGCACTCGCGGAGGCTCTGAAAGCAATATGATATGGCAGGAAAGAAACCGAAGAAATCCTACAAAGACATAGCGATCAAATACGCAGAGGATGCGGCAAGTGGCAGAATAGTCTGCGGTGCGGAAGTCGTTCTTGCGGCGAAACGGTTCCTTGCGGATCTGGAACGTGATGACCTGGAACTGCACACGACAGAACCGGATTTCGTGATCGGTATTGTCGAAAAACTGATGGTGCATCAGCAGGGCGAAGCTCTGGACGGAACACCGCTCATGAATACTCCGTTAATCTTCCAGCCGTGGCAGGTGTTCATTGTGTACAACCTGATCGGCTTTTATTTCAAAGGCACGAAGGAGCGGAGATACAAAGAGGCATTGATATTTTTGCCCAGAAAGAACGGAAAAACGATGTTTTCTGCGGCGCTGGCTTTTGGATTGTCTCTTCTGGAGAGAAAAAGCGGTGCAAAGATATACATAGTTGCGGCGGCACTGAAACAGGCCTGTGAGAGCTTCCAGGACATCATCCACACGATCAAATACCGTGGGATGTATGAGGATTTCAAGATCCGAGATAACAACGCGGAGCACTCCATCCGGTATGAACTGCTTGACGATGACGGGAAACCGGACGGAACGATCCACATTGAGGCATTGGCGAGCAATCCGGATGCTCAAGACTCGTTCAACTGCAACATAGCGATTGCAGACGAGATCCACGCATTCAAGAAGGCCGCACAGTATAACCGCTTCAAAGAAGCGATGAAGGCATACACCGATAAATTGATGATTGGTATCACCACTGCCGGAGATAACACCAATTCATTCTGTTATCGCCGTTTGGAGTATGCCGTTAAAGTGGTCAATGGTACGGTGTCGGATGATAGCCTGTTCGTGTTTGTCTCCAGAGCTGACCAGAACGACAAAGGGGAATGTGATTATACGGATCCGCTGCAGCATCAAAAGGCGAATCCAAACTATGGCATCACGATCCGTCCGCAGGACATCCTCAACGAGTCCCTGCAGGCGCAGAACGATCCGCAACAGCGCAAGGACTTCCTGAGCCGGTCGCTGAATATCTACACGTCAGCCATCAAGGCGTGGTTTGACTTGGATGAGTTCCGTGCATCAGATCAGCGGTATAGCTGGACGTTGCAGGAGCTGGCGAAGCTGGACATTGACTGGTTTGGCGGTGCGGATCTGTCAAGGATGTACGACCTGACGGCGGCGGCTCTGGTCGGGCACTACTCCGACAAAGGGCAGGATGTGGATATCATCATCACGCACGCATTCACACCGATAGCACAGGCGGCGAGGAAGTCGGATGAAGACAACATCCCATTGTTTGGATGGGCGGATGACGGATGGCTGACGCTCTGCAACAGCCCGACGGTCAATATATCGGATGTGGTCAACTGGTTCAAGGCCATGCGTGAGATGGGATTCCGCATCAAGAGGGTCGGACACGATCGCAAGTTTGCCGGAGAGGAATACTTCCCGGCAATGAAAGCGGCAGGGTTCACGGTGATCGACCAACCACAGTATTTTTACTTAAAATCGCAAGGTTTCAGACACATAGAGAAGGCGGCTAAAGATGGCCGTCTTTATTATTTGCATTCGAGCGCCTATGAGTATTGCGTGGCGAATGTGGCGGCGATCGAAAAGACGGACGATGCCGTGCAATATGAGAAAGTAATGCCGGAGCTGAGGATTGATCTGTTTGATGCTTCGGTTTTTGCGACCATCCAGATGGTCAGCCAGGAAGAAAAGGCGAAGAAAGGACGTGCCTGGTGGGGAGAATGAGAAAGAAAACAAAACAGACAGAACAGCGATGTGCTAATCAGGTGGCGTTCCTTTTGAGCGACGGCGATATCTGCGTTCCCGGGTACACATCGCTTGACCGAAACCCGGAAATCCTGACAGCTTGCCGCAGAATTGCGGAGCTGATCGGATCCATGACCATCCACCTGATGGCGAACACGGAAAACGGCGATATCCGGGTAGTGAATGAGCTTTCCCGGACGATCGATATTGAACCGATGCCAACGATGACAAGATCAACGTGGATGCAGGCAATCATCATGACCATGCTGCTGTACGGCAAGGGCAACGCTATCGTGGTTCCGCACACGCATCAGGGATATCTGGAAAGCCTGGAACCGATTGCGGCGGGCCGCGTGCAGCTGCTGCCGGTTGGGACATCATATCGGGATTACCAAGTGATGATCGACGGCGTGGCGAAGAAACCGGCGAACGTGCTCCATTTTGTGTATAACCCCGACAAGACATACCTTTGGAAGGGTGCAGGAGTGACCATTTCCCTGCTGGATGTGGCGACCAACCTGAAACAGGCTGCAGCCACCCAGAAGGCCTTCATGGGCAGTGAATACAAACCTTCCATCATCGTGAAAGTGGATGCCCTGACGGATGAGTTTTCCAGCCCTGGCGGACGGCAGAAACTGATTGATTCGTACATCAACCCGCAGACCCCGGGACAGCCGTGGATCATTCCGGCAGATCAGTTTAGCGTGGAGCAGGTGAAACCGCTCACCCTCGCTGATCTGGCTCTCAATGATTCGGTGGAGCTGGACAAGCGTACGGTGGCGGCGGTTCTTGGTGTTCCTCCGTTCCTGTTGGGGATCGGGAATTACGACCGGATGGCGTGGAACAGTTTCGTGCAGAATACGATCCGACCGCTTGCGGTGTCGATCGCACAGGAGCTGACAAAGAAGCTGATCCTGTCGCCGAAGATGTACCTGCGGTTCAATGTCCGCAGTCTGATGGACTACGACCTGAATAGTCTGTATTCCGTATACGGTGGCCTGAGTGATAAGGGCATCATCACCGGAAACGAGGTACGCGAGATCATGGGAATGCCTCCGCATGAGGGACTGGATGAACTGCGGATCTTGGAAAACTATATACCGGTTGACCGGATAGGCGACCAGAAAAAACTGGAACAGGGAGGAGAATGAGATGGGAGACATCGGAAACCGCAAGATGCGGACGATAGCAACAGAATTCAGAACGAGGGAAGACGGCGATGATCTGAAGATTGAAGGATACTTCGCCGTTTTTGATAGCGTGTATGAGATGGCACCGGGACTGAGCGAAAGCATAGCTCCGGGAGCATTCACGAACACGCTGTCGAGAGATATCAGAGCACTGACCAACCACGACACTACGCTGGTGCTTGGTCGGACGAAGGCACACACATTGGAGCTGCGTGAAGACAGCCACGGGCTGTGGGGTTCCATCACTATCAATCCGAAAGATAGCGATGCAATGAATCTCTACGAACGTGTGAAACGCGGCGATGTAGACCAGTGTTCCTTCGGTTTCGACATCCGGTCCGAGGATACCGACATCCGAGACGACGGAAGCATTCACTGGACGATCCGTGAAGTGGACTTATACGAAGTCAGCGCGTGTACATTTCCCGCTTATGAAGAAACAGGCATTTCTGCCAGAGCTAAAGAGCGCGAGGAGATCAACCAGCGTGCGCTGACGGCTTGGAAAGAAAATGCGAAGAAGAAACTGAAAGGAGAATGAGAGAATGGCACTCAAAGCAATCATGCTTCGCAAGAAGCTGAACGACGCACAGAAGGCTCTGGAAGCTCTGCGTGCAAAGGATGCAGAGTTTGAAAAGCGCGAGGCAGAGCTGGAGAAATCCATCGACGAAACCACCACGCAGGAAGAGCGTGATGCGGTAGACGGTGAGATCGAGAAGTTCGAAGCCGAGAAGAAAGAGCACGAAGAAGCGAAAGAGAAGCTCGAGGCAGAAGTCAGAGAGCTGGAGCAGTCCCTGGCTGACGAAGAAGCGGCACAGGATACAAACACACCGGCGGAAAATCCCGCACCGGTGGAAGAAAAGAGAGAGGAGATCAAAACCATGAGCAAGAGAGCAGCAATGTTTGGCAAGTCCCAGCAGGAGCGCGATGCATTCTTCGAACGCGAGGATGTCAAGGGATATCTGGGCGAAGTACGCGCAGCAATGAAGGAGAAAAGAGCACTGACCAACGTAGGTCTGACAATCCCGGAAGTCTTCCTGGGGATCCTGCGGGAGAACCTGATGAACTACTCCAAATTGTATAAGCACGTTAATGTGAAACAGCTGGGCGGTGACGGCCGTATGGTGATCCAGGGCACCGTTCCCGAGGCAGTTTGGACGGAATGCTGCGCCAACCTGAATGAGCTGGATCTGGCTTTCAACGATGTGGAAGTTGGCTGCAATAAGCTCGGCGGATACTTCGCAATCTGCAATGCAGTTTTGGAAGACAGCAACGTTGATCTGGCAGCAGAATTGATGACCGCACTCGGTCAGGCGATCGGCCTTGCACTGGATAAGGCGATCCTTTACGGAACCGGCAACCACATGCCGCTGGGCGTTGTGACCAGACTGGCACAGACTTCCGAACCGGCAGGCTATCCGGCAACAGCTCGTCAGTGGGTAGACCTGCACACATCCAACATCAAGACCATCGCCAACAGCGTGACCGGTGTAGATCTGTACAAAGCATTCATGATCAACTCCGCGGCCGCAAAGAGAAGCAATTATGGACGCGGTGAAAAAGTATGGGTGATGAACGAGCTGACCTACAACTGGATGGTAGCTCAGTCCATGAGCATCGACGCATCCGGTGCAATCGTGGCAGGTGTGAACGGCAGAATGCCGGTGGTTGGAGGTATCATCGAAGTTCTGAACTTCATTCCGAACTACGTGATCGTTGGTGGTTACTTTGATCTGTATCTGCTTGCTGAGAGATCCGGCCAGAAGTTCGCACAGAGCGAGCACGTCCGCTTCCTGAACGATCAGACCGTATTCAAGGGCACCGCTCGCTATGACGGTCAGGCGGCTATCGCTGAGGCATTTGTTGCCATCGGTGTGAACGGCGCAACCCCGGATGCGACCATGAGCTTTGCAGGCGACACGGCGAACAGTGTTCAGGGTGTGAACATCAGCAAGAGCACCGCGAGCGTGGTGAAGGACGCAACGCTGCAGCTCAAGGCTAAGACATTCCCGGTTGACGGTGCGATCACTTGGGCATCCAGTGACACCACGTATGCGACTGTAGACACCACCGGCAAGGTGACGGGTGTTGCGGCTGGCTCCGCGATCATCACGGCTACCTGCGGCGACTACAGTGCAGCTTGCACCGTAACCGTGACTAATTCGTAAGGAGCTGAACAATGGAGCAGAACTTGGCAATGCTCAAGATCGACTTGGGCA